CCACACTAGTACCAAGTATCAGTTTTTAAGAACCGGTACTCCCGTTCGAAAAGTAATTTGATATCGAGCAACGCTCGACCAAATTGCATAGTTCGGGCTTTCACAATGATCAAATCATGATCAGTTGAAAGTTGGTTAGCCAATTTACGACCAAGTGTAGAGTACAGAAAGATCATTCTCTCTGAATCTCTATCTCGATCTAGAAGCTTCGCTGGATCCAATAAAGTTATTGTTTCCAATTGCGAACTAAGATCTGTCGTATAACCCATTGACTTATTAAGAGCATGATAGTTGTTTACACTTCTATACACTGCCCAAGTTAATGGATGTTTAGAAATATCTACTTTAGTAGATTCTAAACGAGGATGAGCTACTGCTAACTCGAAAGCATTCTTAAATTCACTATAGAAGTTAGAAAGACGCTTAAGAGCTGCCATAGCCATCCCATTCACAACCCCAGATGAAGTTCTTATCCATTCTTTGGTAAGAGTTGCCTCATTTGACGGTATTATATACTCATTAGCTTTCGTTGCGTTAGCAAAGAATGCTCGAGTGAGTTCATAATCGAACTGATTAAGATTTCTAAGCACCAAATTAAGGTGAAAGAATTCTCTAGTCCAACGTTTGATTTCTTTTGGAGAATATACGAAAGGAATTTTATAAAAACCATTTAATGGTTTATTCAATTCGATATCCCAGAATTCATAGAACCCACCGGACTCAACAGTCATTTTTGGTCTTCTCAATGAGGAGATTAACGATACTGTTAAGCTAATAGAGTTTATAGTCGATCTTGGCCCCCGCCCTACCTTATACAAATCATAAACTGATTGGTATAAAAGTTTGGGATCGGACCAGTTGCTGATAAAGCCTGAGATTGGAACCGGGGATATCTCTATCCCTTTATGGAACCATCTTTTTGCAAATTCATAAGTATCAAAACTTATATGAGATTTGGAAGGAGAAATTTTAACTCCTAGGCTTTCAATGATTGAGAGATATCTCTCTGCAACCTGAGTGTGGTATATTACTATATCATCACCTAATAGGATGTAATCTTTGAAAGGGTAAACCCCTTCAAGATAAGCAGCATATTGAACCACCATATGGTGAGACAATGTAAAAACTGCCCAAGAGGATCTCGCTCCCATCGGCTGTCCAACACTATACTTAAGTAACTTAGGTACAGTTTTGGAGCCCTCCGGGACCCAAGCCAAAAATGGCTCGGAAATCATTAAAGACTTCCAGGCAGCGGCATATGCCGGACCTGCAATTTCAGTTATCAACTGTTGTTGTAATTGAACTGGAAATCGATCAGTAGCTGAGCTAAGATCGAATGAATGGAATTTCATTCCAAGACTTCCTTTCATATCAATGAAAGGATCCTGAGTATATGTTCAATCACACGGAAAAGTCCGTAGTGAATCGAAACAAAACTGCGAAAAGGGTTGAAATGCAAATTGTGATATATAATCATAAGATGCAACAATTCTATGTTTCG